AATGATTTTGAATTAATTGCATTTGATTTTGTTTCAAATCCTTCAACACATGGTGCATTTTTGCAACCAGTTCATGAATCAAAAGGATCAGCAATGACTACTAATAAATGGGCATGTGTTGAATCTGATATAAGAAATATTTTAATGGGAAAATAAGATGGCAAAAAGTACAAAACTAAAAGACATATTGAAAGAAAGCATGGGTATCGGTGGAATAGTTCCTATGGAAGCCATAGGAGATATGAAAGGATCTGACGGCGCTAAGTTACTACAAATGGCCAAAGAACTTGTGGCAAAAGAAAACGATCAAAAACTTATGACTAAAGAAGATCTTATCAAGACAGTATCAGAATTCCAGTCTTACGGCCCATCAATTTATAAGAAGCATAATTTAGCAGAAGTTGGTCTTATTTTCAAAGAAATAGCAGAAGCATCACAAAAACATGTTGTAGAAGAAGCTTCTCAATGGTTCGATAAGGTCACAGTTCAAAGAAATATGAATGATCTTAAAAAACAAGCAGGATCATTTTCCAAAATTGCAAATGAAGCCCAAGCATTGCAAGATAGAATGGCTGCTTTATATGAAGATATGGGCACAATTTTAAATCGATACTTTACTATCAGTGATGCGCAGGAAGGCAAATCATATAGACAGGATGATAAAAAAGAAGAGGAATAGATGGCAATATATGTCAAGGTTATAGATAACAAAATAGAATACGCGTTACGTAAATTCAAACGAAAAGTTAAAGATGCAGGTACATTGCATGAATTACAACAAAGACAGTTTTATTTAAAACCCTCAGCAATAAAACGTGACAGAAATGCTAAAGCAAGACGTCGTGCTCAAATTCGTTCAAAAAAAGCTGAACTTTAAAATATATTAAGTATATTTATTGAAAATAATAATGCACTCACATTCGTTGAGTGTTTCGAAATAATCAAACCTGATTATAGTTCCCAAATAACTATATAAATGTAAATCTCTTAGAGGAGAATCCTAATGGATAAACTATTACAAGAAGCAATTGCTGACGCAAAAGCAGTACGCGAAACGGCGCTAGCAAATGCAAAATTAGCCCTCGAAGAAGCCTTTACACCTCATCTGAAATCAATGCTTTCCAAAAAGCTACAAGCTGAAATGGAAAACGAGGAAGAGGAAGCCGATGCTGGTGAAGAAGCCGGCGATGAAGCTGATCCATTTGGCGGTGAAGAAGACGACGCCGTAGAAGAAGAAATGGATAGTTCAGATATAGGTAAAGCTGATAATAAAGAGCCAAGTGCAGCATCTAGTGATGACGATGGTCAAGGCCCTGAAGAAGAAGGATCTCCTTCCGATCAAGGCGACGAAGATGATGAAGCTGAAGAGGCTCCTGATCAAGCAGTGGGTGAAAACACTGAGGCAGTAAGTGAAGAGGATGAAGAAGAAGTGGCAGTTGATGATGAAGAAGAAGCAGAAGCCGCTCCTGAAGACGTAGATCTTGAAGAAGTACTACGTGAACTCGAAGCTGAAATGGCTCTGGGTGAAGAAGGTGAAGAAGAGGAAGAAGCTCCTGAAGCTCCTGCCCCTGAAGAACCTGCTATTGAACCTGAAGAAGAGCCAGCTGAAGATGAGTTGGACCTTGAAGCAATTATCAAAGCACTATCTGAAGAAGACGATGAAGAAGAAGCAGAAGCTCCTGAAGCTCCTGCACCTGAAGAAACTATACAAGCTGAACTCGCAGAGTATAAGCAAACTGTACAGTATCTAAAGGATAAGCTTTCAGAAGTAAACCTTCTTAATGCTAAACTTCTTTATACTAACAAGCTATTTAGAAGCAGAAATGTTTCACAAGAGCAGAAAATGAAAGTTATTGAACAATTTGACCGCGCTGCTAACGTACGCGAAGTTAAACTTGTTTATACTACATTTGCTGAATCTATGAAGCGTCAATCTGTTAATGAATCAGCTCGTAAGAAGAGTCAAGCTTCAAAACCTGTAGCTTCTACCAAAGGTAGCAAAAAAGCTATCATCGGTGAAAATGTGGACTTTAAAACCCGCATGAAGAAATTAGCTAACATTATTTAATTGGAGAAACTCAATGTCATTTAAAAATGAATTAAAAGACGTAATGGGCGGATATAATCCTCATAATGTGCTTCTTGACTCCTCTCGTAAATTGGTCAATAAATGGGAGCCTACAGGCTTACTCGAAGGACTTAAAAATGAGAGCGAATCAACCGGTATGGCAGTTCTGCTTGAAAACCAAGCAAAACAGCTTATCGATGAAGCTTCACAAGTAGGAGTTAATGCAAACCAAGAACAGTGGAGTGGCGTAGCCCTTCCTCTAGTTCGCAGGATCTTTGCTGAACTTTCTGCACAGGAATTTGTATCTGTTCAACCAATGAACCTACCTTCTGGTCTGATTTTTTATCTAGACTTTAAGTATGGTTCAGCACAACAGGGTGGAAAATTACACGCGAGTGGCGCAGACCTTCACGGTAATACTTCCAGCTCTGGTGACCCATCCGGCGGTTTTTATGGCGGCGGAAAATGGGGATACTCGATCAATGATCAAGAAGCAACCACAGCAGGCGAAACAAACGCGACAGCATCTGTAGCAGATGTACGTCATGATACAGCATTAAGTGCATCGGCAGCAGCCAATCTCTTAAGAAAGATCACGTTTGATCTACCAGTAGGCGCAGACGCCGACGGTGCAAAAGCATGGGCTGTAACTGGTTCAAACATTCACGCAATTTATCCAGCACACACATCTGTAGCTGGTAGCACTGTAACCATGATTGTATCTGGTTCAGGTGCAGCTGCAAATGAATGGCATCTTTGGTATCATAATGCTCCAACAGACACCTCTCGTGGTGACTTTGAAGCTCAATCAGATTCTGCAGGAGCTAATCCTGAAGAAACTAATGCTGGTATCCCTGAAGTAGACATCCAGATGAAATCAGTTGCGATTACTGCAAAGACTCGTAAACTGAAAGCTATCTGGACCCCTGAGCTTGCTCAAGATCTTAACGCATACCACGCTGTGGATGCAGAAGCAGAATTGACATCTATGTTGTCTGAGTACGTATCAATGGAAATTGATATGGAAATAGTTGACATGTTGAAACAAAATGCTTCAGCTAAGACTGAGTACTGGAGTGCAAAAGTAGGCTTCGAATATGATGCCGCTACTAATGCATTCGCAGAAGAGTCAGGCGCTTCAAATGCCTATACTAAAGGTGACTGGTATCAGACCCTTGGTCATAAATGCCAATCAGTATCTAATGCAATTCATAAGAAAACCCTTCGCGGTGGTGCAAACTTTATGGTCGTAAGTCCTGAAGTTGCTACTATCCTTGAAGTAATTCCTGGATTCGCAGTAGATTCCGATGGTGATCCAACCAAATCTTACGCAATGGGCGTTCAAAAGATTGGTTCACTTGCCAACCGTTTTAACGTGTACAAGAACCCTTACCTACAAGATGATCAAATTCTTATGGGATTCAGGGGTGCTCAGTTCTTAGAAACTGGCGCTGTATATGCACCTTACGTGCCTATGATCTTGACACCGGTTGTCTATGATCCAACCAACTTCACACCTCGTAGAGGCGTGATGACTCGCTATGCTAAGAAAATGGTTAGACCAGAGTTCTATGGCTTAGTAAACGTCGCAAATTCAGACAAAGTTTAATAACTAGTCTTATTTGTTTAAAGAAAAGGGCCCAGAAATGGGCCCTTTTTTTATTTCGTTATACTATTATAATTTCTTTGATATTTATAAATAGAAATATTTCTATATGGAGAATAAAATATGGCTGTACCAATATGGCAAGGAAGCAGTTCATTTTCATCAGGTGACACTCCCTACGGGTTTTATGATGCTGATACATCATTTATATCATCAGTAGATAAATTTGCAGATTGGTCTGCAAGGAGGTTGGGTTATCCTATAGTTGATGTTGAAATGCAATCTGGGTCCTTTTATGCATGCTTTGAAGAAGCAATTACTGAATATAGCGCTCAAGTTAATCAGTTTAATATAAGAGATAATTTATTACACTTGCAAGGTCAATCAACCGGTTCAAATTTATCTGGTAAAAAAGTAACACCGACACTTGGAAGAACAATATTTTTAAGTCAACAATACGGAACTGAGGCTGGAGCTGGTGGTTTTGTTGACTGGAAGAAAGGGAGCATAAGTGTTTCTAGCGGAAGTCAAGAATATGATTTAAACACATTATATAGTGAAGCATCAGAATCAGGTGCTGCTATGGAAATTAAAAAAGTATATCATGATGCAACACCTGCAGTTAACAAATATTATGATCCTTATGCAACTACAGGATTTAATACTGCTAATTTTCTTCAATCCTTTGGCTTTGGTGACTATTCCCCCGGCGTGTCTTTTACATTGATGCCTGTTTTTGAAGATTTATTACGAATTCAATCTATAGAGTTTAATGATATGGTGAGAAAATCTCAATATTCATTCAGTCTTATAAATAATAAATTAAAATTATTTCCCAAGCCAACGTCAAATTATAAATTATATTTTGATTATATTCTTACAGAAGAAAGAAATAATACGTTGGTAACAGGAAGCGGGGAACCAGAAAATGTAATTTCAGATTATTCTAATGCACCCTATAACAATATGGAATATCAGTTTATAAATGATGTTGGAAAACAATGGATTAGAAAATATGGTTTAGTATTATGTAAAGAACTTTTAGGAAATATTAGAAGTAAATTTGGTTCAATACCTATACCAGGCTCTGAATTTACATTGGATGGTGAGACACTTAGATCAGAGGCAGCATCTGATAAAGAATTATTAATTTCAGAACTAAGAGAAACACTAGAACAAACTAGTAGACGTGTGCTAATGGAGACAGATAGTGAAGAAAGTATGCGCCTACAAGAAAAACTTAACAAAGTACCACTTAATATTTATGTAGGATAACCTAATGGCAGGAAGATTTATAAGATCAAGAGATTTAGATTTCTTTGATACAATTAATAAAGAGCTTTTAGGCGACCCTGTAAATAATAAGGCAGGCGTTATAGATCAAGAAGTCGTAATTTATAAGGTCTCTGTTTATGAAACAGAAACTAATTTTTATGGTGAGGCATCTGAAGGAAGAACATATCAAAATGGTATTAAATTATCATGTCTTATAGAGGCAGAAGATTTTGATTTTGAAACATCAGAGTTTGGACCCGACGCAAATCAAAATGCAACATTTTCATTTCTTAGACAGTCATTAATAGACGCTGGAAACTTTGTTCCTGATTTGGGTGATGTAATAGATTGGAATTATTCATATTGGGAGATTAATTCAATTAATGAAAATCAATTAGTAGGTGGGCAAGCAGACCAGAATCATTCTGTTGTCGTAACAGGTTTCTTATCAGAACAATCTAGAGTCAATATTCAAAGAATAAGGGGTTAATCATGGCAAAGATTATCCCTGCAAATATTCAAACAAACGCAGATAAAATCAATAGAGGCGAAGAGCAATCTAGATCCAATGATAAAACTAAAAATATCTCAATTGGTCTTTTAGAAATTGATTCTGCATTATTTTACTATTTTGATAATATAATAAAACCAACCATTAAAGAAGCCGGGGAACAAGTC